CATAGCGAGAGATGAGAAACCCCGTTACCGCCCCCAACCCGGTAACGGGGTTTCTCGGTTAGGAAATTATGTACGTTGATCCAATTATGGTAGCGAAGAAAATCGGTAAGCCTGGTTTGGCTGGACCCCCGGTCGATGAGTTTTTGCAATTCGCTTGTGACTCGGCGGAATTCTATATCAACGATTGGATTGGCGTAACGGTATCGATCACCCCCACTCCCGCCCCTATTTCTCTCGTTGCCCTTTCGCTTGCGATCGATCTTTACAAACAACCGGATGCGACATTCGGAATTTTGGGAGCGGGCGAAACCGGACCGGTACGAATCGCAAGGGATTTGCTCAACCGATACGACTCCCTCTTAATCCCTTTCTACGATTCCGTGAACGGTTGGGGCGTGGCGTGAGGGCCCATCTGCCCCCCGGAGCCCCTTGCGTCGCTCTACGGGCCGCACAGGGCCCTCTCCGGGGACGCTAGGGCGCCATGAGCGACTACCTAGGGCTCACGAAATACCGAGAGGAAATGGCAACGATGCTTCGGGCGGAATTGCCGCCCGATATCGGGGTATTCGATATCATCCCCGATTCAATTGCTCCGCCCGCCGTTTATGTAGCGTGGTCTAATCCGTGGTTGATTGCCACGACGTTTTGTCAATACAACGCAACCCTTCAATTGATATGCGTTGCCGCTCGAATCGAACCGGGCGGGCAATTTACGGTTCTCGAGGATTTGGTCGGGGACGTTTTCGAAACGTTGCATAGGAAACGCATTGCGATTCGGGATGCAACGAGCCCCTTCCCAATTGTTTTGGGCGGGATCAACTATCTAGCCGCAACCGTCAATATCGTTACAGAAATGGGAGAGTAGAAATGGCAACTCCGAAACCGATTAGGCTTACCGATCCATTTATTACGCTGGGCGTAGATGGCGTCGGCCCACCGGTTACGACTGCCCATTCGTTTACATGTTTCTCGAATGGCATTCATATTACGGGCGAGGCGGATGATGACCTTGCGACGTTTTGTGATCCCGAGGGATTCGCTTATACCGTTTCCCTCGATTTGAAAATGTCTCTCGGAGCGGAATCGCTCGATGAGGCTATTACCGCTCTAGGTGGACCGGGAACGGTTGTGCCATTCGAATTCGCATATACCGCCGATCCCGCATCTGCCGATAATCCCCATTGGACGGGCGAGGTTCGGTTGCCCGCTATTCCGATTGTCGATGCCGGTATTAATGAGGCTACGTCATTCACGATCGATATGGCGGTTATTGGGGAAATCACTAAGGACGTGGGCGGGGCAACGATGATCGTTGGCGCTACCGCTCCCCATACTCACGAGACGGTTGCCGCATAAGTGAATCCATTTGACGAATTGACACTAGGCGAAGTTGACGAAATGATGGAGGTTTGCCTAGAGGGTAAATCGTTCGAGGATACCTCCCCATTCAATTTGGCCGGAGGGGTTATGTTTATGCATCGCAAGCGTGACAAACCGGAAATCGAATGGGGCGAATTCAAACGCACGACGAACATGGGCGAAATCAAAGCATTCTCGGAGCTAATGAACGAGGGTGCGGAATTGGACCCTACGACCGGGGAAACTCCGAGCTAAAAGAACGTGCCTATTTCTGGCACTATTGGAGAATCACCCCTACCGAATACCGAGCCCTCACGGTTGCCGAACATCGAGCGATGGTCGATGTTATGAAAGAGGTTGCGAGGGAGAATCGTAAACGAGCATCGAGGAAACGCTAATGCCGGTAGAGGAAATCGAGGGGTATCCCGAATTCATTCGAGATACCAACCAAATCGAGAAAGCCATTCCGGAGCAAATGCGTAATGCCTCGATCGAGGTTGCGAATACGTGGGTATCCCTCGCACAAGCGAATGCGAATTCGGAGTACGCAAACCAAGCGGCCCAAGAATTCGGGGTTAGCTCCGATGGCGAGGGAGCCACAATTAGCAATAGCTCCCCCGTGTTTTTCGGTAGCGAATTCGGCGGGCGAGCTAGACCGGAAACGATGCAATTCCCCCCGTACAACGGTCGCCAAGGATATTGGTTCTATCCCGCCCGTCGCAATAACGAAGATACCATTATGGCGATTTGGGATAAGGGAATGGAAAATGCCATGAATGAGTGGGATCGACATGGCTAGTTTAATGGGCGGCGGCGGGCGAGAATACGTCCTAAAGATCATTGCCGACGTTAAGGACGCCGTTAAGGGTGTCGATGATGTAGCAACCAAAACAACCTCGATGAAAGATAAAATGATCGGGGTTGGTAAAGCGGTTGCTACGGGGTTAGCGGCGGCGGCAGTCGTTGAGTTTGGTAAAGACTGTTTGAATGCGGCGGCCGATGCGGATGACGCAATGGACGCAACCGAAAGCGCATTCGGGAGCGCATCGAAAATCATCAACGATTTCTCGAAAAACACTGCCGAGAAAATGGGTCTGTCATCGCAGGATTATCAAACGATGGCGGCGGAAACCGGGCGAATTCTGACGGGGTTCGGGGTATCGAATGAAGATGCCGCAAACCAAACGAATACCCTCGCAACCCGAGCGGCGGATATGGCGGCAATCGTCGGCGGATCTACGGGCGATGCCATGTCGGCAATTGATAAGGCTATGCAAGGGCAGACCAAGGGCCTAAAGCAATATGGCATTTCGATATCGAGCGCCGAAATTGAAGCTAAGGCAATGGCTCTCGGATATACCGATGCATCGGGCAAGGTAACCGATGCGGGCAAGGCAATTGCCGCCCAACAATTGATCCTCGAAAAGACCAGTCAGTACCAGGGGGAATTCGCTAAGAATTCCGGGGACCTAGGCTCGCAACAAGATATCTTGAAAGCGAAGATGGAGGATTTGCAAGCCAAAATCGGAACCGCCCTCATTCCGGTTATGACCAAGCTATTCGATATCATCAAACCGATGATCGATTTCGTATCGAAAAACGTGGGATGGCTCGCCCCATTAGCGGCGGGCATTATGGCGATCGTTCTCGCCGTAAAGGCGTGGAACGTAGTCCAACTCATTTTGAATTCGACCCTATTGGCTAACCCGATTTTCCAAGTAGTGGCGGCAATTGCCGCTCTCGTTGCCGGATTGGTTTGGGCGTACAATAATGTCGGTTGGTTCCGTGATGCGGTTGACGCAATGGCGGCGGCAGTCGTGGCGGCGTTCAATTGGATAAAGGATATCGTCGTCGGGGTATTCAATTGGGTTCGAGATAATTGGCCCCTATTGCTCGCTATCCTCACGGGCCCATTCGGTACCGCTGTTTATCTCATCGTTCAGAATTGGGATACGATCAAGAATGCGGTTATGGCTGTATTCGATTGGATCAAGGAGAATTGGCCGCTATTGCTCGCCATCATCACCGGTCCGATCGGGCTAGCGGTATTGGCGATTACTGAGAATTGGGACACCATCAAGAATGCGGTATCTACCGTGTTCGAATGGATCAAGACCAATTGGCCGCTATTGCTCGCAATTCTGACGGGCCCGTTCGGTCTAGCGGTTCTCGCTATTCAAAAGAATTGGGATTCGATCAAGGGATTTGCCACTACCGCAAAAGATGCGATAGTGAATACCCTATCGACGGTAGCGAATATCATCTCGGCGCCATTCAAAGAGGGAGCCCGTCTCGCAACCGAGGCGTGGAATGGACTGATAAATCTCATCAAGGGAGCATGGAACGCAATTAACAACGCTCTCTCGGGAGTGGCGGCGGTTATCAAATGGCCTTTCGAGACGGCAATTAACGCTATCAAAACGTTGTGGAATAATACGATCGGGAAGTTCTCGTTTAGCATTCCGTCATGGGTCCCCGGTATCGGGGGCAAGGGATTTAGTTTCCCGAAGATGGCGGCGGGCGGAATCGTCAATAAACCAACCATCGCACTTATCGGGGAAGCTGGGCCCGAAGCGGTTATCCCTCTCAATCGTTCGAATACGCCGGGCCTATCGGCGGGAGTTACCCTCAACGTTTATGCGCTTACCGCAAATGCCGAGGTTGGTCGGTTGGTATTCAACGCATTAAGGGATTACGAACGAACGAGCGGCACGACGCTTTTTGCTCCTTCGGCAATTCCGAGGAATTTCTAATCCGATGTTGCGAGTGAATTGGCAAGATGAGGAAATCAAGGTTCGGGCATATACAAGCCTCACCGGTGATTTCATCAAGTTAGGAACGACAACGGTCTATCCGTTCACGAGCGGCGGTACACAAGGCGCTCCCCTCGGTTGGTCGCCCTATTACGAAAACGGGGGCGTATATACCGATGTGAGTTTCACGGTAGGTCAAGGGCGATTCTCTATCGGCAACCTCGGAACGACTACTCACGCCGCCGGTCGTTACGGCATTTACAAGGATTTCCCGGTTACCCCTGGCAAGTATTATCTGATCGGGGTTGAGGCTCGCACAACGCAAGGGCGATCCAAAACGATTCGATATGTGCGATTCGCCAACGGTCCGAATCATTCGTATCTGAAATTGAACCAAATGTGGACGTTCGACGATTGGGAACCGATCGTTGTGAATGCCGCCAATTATCCAAGCTCCGGAACGTTGCGAGTAAACCTCATGGCGTGTCCCTACAATTCGGATCCGAAAGGAATGGTAACGGATGCGAATTGGGGCATTCAATTCCAAAACGTTTGGATCAACGAGCAAGATGCAACATACCCCGATCCGACATGGCACGAAATAACGTGCGATGTTAAAAAGGTCGATATCCGTTACGGGCGAGACAAATTCACGCAACGCTATAACGTGGCAACGGCATCGGTCCGTGTTGATAATAAGGATTCGTATTACACATACGACAACGGTAGCGATGACGATTTGCGACCGGGGCGGTTGTTGCGAGTCACAATGGAGCTACCGGGAACCGGTACCGAACTTCCGATGTATTACGGGATAATCGATGCATTCGTGGACACCTACGATATCGAGGGAAACGCTCTCGTGGAATTGTCATGCCTCGATATGTCGCAGTACCTTTCCACAAGTACCATTCCCACAATGTCATCGAGGGATGACATTATCGGGTCGGGATCGAGGTTTCAAAACATCCTTACCGGAGTTGCATTTCTTTGGGGCAAGTACAAATATTGGTACACCTCATTTAGTCAACAGGCAATCGTTGCAAGTAGTCGAACGGTTCGAGATGAAATCGGAATTACCGCCGATAGTGAGGGCGGTTGGTTCTTTTGCGATCGAGCCGGAACGTTGCAATTTTATGGTCGCAGATGGCCGCAATACAATTCGAAACTCACAACCGTCCAAGCGGAGCTATTAGCGACGCCGACGAGAGATATCCCACCGGTAGACCAAATTCCAACCGTGGCAAATGTCCCTGTTGTCGAATTAAGGATGCTTGCTAGCGATTGGACTCGGGATCGAATCATCAATGATCTATCGATTGCCAACCAAGATGGCACGGCGTTTCGATATCAAGATTTCGATTCGCAGAAAGCGAATGGTCCGTTTACGTATCAACGCATGGATTTCGTGAACGACAATGCGAATGAGCCTACATATGCGGATCAACGAGCTAATGATTTGATGGTCGGATATTCGTCCCCGATTATGCGAGTGAATTCCGTTCAATTGAAACCGGCGGTTGATACGTTCGCATGGTGTGCGAATGCATTTCTCGAGGAATTGGTTAGGGTTCGATTTCAACATCGAACCGCAGGATGGGGATGGGCGGTAACGACCCATATACAAGGATTGACCCATTCGTTGAGTCCGACGAGTTGGGATATGTCGGTCACTCTCGATCACCCCGAGTCGTGGAATTTCTGGCAATCATCCGATACCGGCTGGGATGTTGCGGTTTGGGATATCAATTTGTGGGACGGAACATCGACGGATTATTTCGGCTATTGGGATTCGGGCGAAGTGTGGACCGAAGCGACATGGGGCGAAGCGTATTGGGGCGACGGAAGTATTTGGAATGATCAAAATGTTGATCCCGTACAGATTTGGGGGCCATAATGGCTATTGCCGTACCGGTTGCGGGAACCGGTCTTTCCGTATCGACATTCGGGAAACCCGTCACCGATGAGCTAAACCGACTCACTTCCGTTGGTTCGGGGCAATACCCGAAATTCGGGTTCGAATTCACCTGGACCGGTTTCGCAAGTTCCACTACCCCTATTCCGTTTGCCACTACAACGTGGCAAGCGGGAGGGTTTACGCCATCGAATGCCATTGTTTTCACGGCGGCACAAGCGGGCATTTATGTAGTTACGGCAACAGGCACGTTTTCTGCCGTACCGCCGCCGCTCGCATATATCCAAGTTCGAAGAAGCGGCGCGGGAATTCCGGTGGCATCCTCTGTATTTTCTGGCGGCGGAGATGGGCAAGCTACAGCGGTTGCCACAATTGCCGCCGGATGGAATTTGAATGTGCAATCGGGTCACGGTACCGCACAAAATGTTACGTACGTATTCACAATGGTTCGAATTGCGGTGTAAGGGTTCATCATGGCTATTACCGTCCCCGCAACCGGCGATCAGATTTCCGCAACGACATTCGGGAAACCGGTTGCCGATTGGATCAACCGGAAAGCGTATTTTCGGTATACGAAAACAGCGACGCAACAGTCCGTCACCGGACAGAACACCATCACGTATCCGACCAGAGTTTCCGATAGTCAATCGCTATTCAACGGTTCACAATTCACTTGTCCCGCTGCCCTTGCAGGGTTGTGGATATTCAATGCGTCGATTCACAATAGTGTTGTTTGGTCTGACGGGTTGAACCTCAACATAGTGTTGAATGATGTTGGGATTACTTGGACCCAATATCCTGCATCGGGTGCCGTACCCATTTCTGCGGCCAGTACAGCCATTGTGAATATGGTTGCGGGTGATATTGTGAAAGCCACGTGTTATACGAATACACCCGTCGTGATTGGTGGCACTTGGACATCTTTCTTCACGGGTGCACTAGTTCAGGCAGCATAGGAAATCATGGCTATCAATCGACCCACAACGAAAACCATTATCAGTACGAATGGTTGGGGCATCCCGATTACCGACGAGGTTAACCGCCTAACAACGTGGCAATTGGCGCAAGTTCCATCGGCATGGACAAATCTCCCGCTTTTAAATGGATGGGTGAATATCGGTGGGAGTCGCCCCACAACCGCCGTTAGAAAGTTTGGCGAGTTGGTTGTGCTTAGGGTGGCGCTTATGTCGGGAAATATTGGTGGCGGCATTTCGCCGTTTACTATTCCCGCCGGGTATCGACCGGGTTATTACCTCGATGCGTGGGCCCGTTGTGGCCCTACGTATGCGTTCCTCAATATCGATACCGCTGGAACCGCGGCCATCTTCCCCGCCGCTAGCGCCGATAACTCGGGCCTTTATGCGACAGTCGTTTACCCCGTTAGTTAGGAACCCCGATGGCATTTTATGACGTTTCACTACTAGCCGCTGATAATGACTTCATTAGTCGCACGAGAGCATGTGCCACCATCGAGGGAATTGCCGACCCGATGGAATGGACGAACGAATACATTTGGCAAATGGCGGCTACTCCATCATTCGGGGATAAGTACCAATACGCCCTCGCAACCGGTATCGAGAATCCCGGTAGGCAAGAGTCCGTGATTTCTGACGCCGATATTTTGAGTGCGGTACAAGCGATTATGAATGCTCCCCCCGCATAACCGTTCGCTACCGCCCCTCGATGCTCCCCGGGGATCGCCCGTCTCGGGCGTGGGCTACGGGGGGCGGTAGCTCGAAACGGGCCCTCCGCCACCAGGGGCGATGCCACGAGAGGCGCCTAGAACGCCCGGAGAGCGACGAGGGGCCCGTTTGGGCCCATGTACCGCCCGGGGCCCGTTGCGTGGCACACGGGGCAACGTAGGGCCCTCTCCCGCCCGCTGGACTCCCCGGAACCCTCCCCGATTGCTCCCCTGGTCACGGAACCGCTCTAGCTGGGCCGATTCACCTCGAAAACCCCCTGGTACCTATCGGTATCGATTCGCTTGGTATAGAACCGCACGGAATCGAATCCGGTTGCCGCACTCTTGAATGCCAACGCATCCTCGGTAGTGAGATTGTCTAATGCCCAATGGGAATGTTCCCCTTTCGCTTTCTCGATGATTCCCTCGATTACCTTGTGAGCGGTTTCGTCGTTTGTCATTCGGCCGAGAATAGCAAAACCCCCGAGGGAAAATCCACTCGGGGGTTTTTAGGGGAGTCTGTAGTTCAGAGGATGGCTAGGCTACCTCGATTCGCTTGTACGGATCACGGGTCCCATTAGCGGCCCGCAGAATGATTGTCTCGAATGCGTGGCGAATAACCTTGCGCTTATCGAGGATGGGCAAATCCTCCCACGAATCGGAGAGGCTTTCGCATCGAGGCAAATCGAGGGGTTCATCGCCCAGTGCGATTGATTCCTCACGATCGAGCATTTCCATATAACGATCGTATTGGCCTTGCGTCATACGGGCCCGTCCGTTTTTGGTTGGCGTGAGGAATTGCATAGTCACGGCGTCTCGGCGTGAGGCAATGTCATCGATTACGGATTGGTCCCAACCTCGCCCGGTCGATTGCCATTCACGCCAAACCTCGGGCGTGACGATTTCCCATAGGGATTTCATTACGACCGATTCGGCGTTGCGTTCATCGATGCTATTGCCGCATAGGCACGTATACCGGTGGGACTCTTGCGTATACGGTTGGCGATTGGTCGGGTTGGCTTTCCATTTCCGAATCCCGACGGTTTTACCGCAACGGTCGCATTCGATGATTCCCGAGAGCAAATGCGAGAGTTGATTGCTCGGAGCGGTACGCCGATCGGGGTTCGAGAATAGAGCGTTGAGAGCATCCCACGTTTCACGGGCGAGAATTGCGTCCCAATTGCCCGGAGCGTAATCGTCATCGCTACGACGCAATCCCGCAACGGTTGGATTTGTGAGAGCCGAACGTAAACCCCGCAACGTCATCGGACCGTTTCCGGTTACCGACTGCGGTTGTAGTTCCCGCAAAACGCTACGCAAGGATTCGCCCCCGAGAATTCGAGCGGCGGCAACCTGTAATAGCTTTGCCTCTTTTGGCTCGATCGGAAGGGTTCCGTTGATTTGCCGCCCATAACCGTAAGAGCGTTGCCCGCCATTCGGCATACCGCTTTCAATTCGATCACGTTGCCATGCGAGCGTTCGTTCGCTTTTAATATCCGATTCCATTTGGGCGAACCCCGCAACCAAACCCATCATGATTTGGCCTTGCGTAGTTGACCCATCGATATGGTCGGTAACTGATGCGAACAAACCGCCCGCTCGATTGATCCGCCCAACCAATTCGTGGAAATGCGTAATGGACCGGGCGAACCGGTCAAGTTTCCAAACCAACAAGATGTTTGCCCGCTTGGTTTCGATCATTTCCATTGCTCGATTTAGTCCGGGACGGTTAGCGCCAGACCATGCCGATTTCCCGTCATCGATGCAAACCTCGATAACTTCCCAACCCCGTTGGGCCGCATATTCCCTTGCCTCTTTCTCTTGCGTTTTCGTCGAGGTTTGGTTATCTCGTGCCATCGAGATACGGACGTAAATAACGACCCTTACAACTTCCTCGATGGATAGTGATTTCTTTTTCATGATTGAATCTCCGATATTCGACATATGTTTCATGGGCGGGATTGCCCACGGGGGACTCTACCGCTTGTTGCATGGTCTACCTCACGGCAACCCATGACGTCAGGGTTGCAACTAGCATCGCCCCTGGTCACGGCCCACGTACGGGCTACGTAGGGCCCATCGAGGGGGAGCTACGGGGGACCCATTCGGGGGGCCGGGGGATGCTAGCCCACCAGGGAAGTGAAAAAGTGGATTCGACAGGTGTCGCCTAGTAGTCTTTCCCCATGGCTAGGAAACCATCGACACAACCACCGGAACCGGTTAAGGTTCCGTCAACAACAACCAAGCGAACATCCCCCGGGCGGGGGGTTGCCACGCTGACGAGCATCCCCGGAGGGAAATCCACAATGACATTCACGGCGACGCCTATCGACCGATCGGTAATGCCTGCTCCCGGTAAGCGGGGCGGCGGCCGCCAATCCAATCTTCCCGCAATCGAAGCGTTCCTCGCCTCGTGCACGGAACCGGGCGTTACATATCAGATGGGTTCACCCGATGCCGACGGCGGGCATCCCGTGAATCGAATCACGCAATTGCGGAAGCTGGCGGGCGAGAAATTCAAGATCGAGACGAGCCCGATCGAATCGGGCAAGCGGTATTACGTCTTCGCAACTCTCAACGCCTAGACCCCTCAACGAAAGGGCCCCGGTCATTCGACCGGGGCCCTTTTGCGTTCTCGGGGTTATCCGGGAATCCTCCTAATCGGATCACGTTGTAGCGTTTGCTCACTCATTGCCCCGCATGAGCATCGGCACACTCCCGAGTGATATTGCGAGAGGTTGCAAACATGCCGAACCGTTGCCGATTGCGGGGCATCGATTCGAGGGGCGATCCATTCATGACAACATGCCATTACCGCTCTCTCATTTCTCGCATGTCGGCAACGAAATAACCAACGGTTGAAATGTCGAGCCCGAATTTATCTCGGAGCAATCGATATACGATGGCGTCGGTTTCCGATGCCTCGGCGCACGCTAGGAAATTCATTGCTAGTTCTCGCAACGTATCGGGCGGCAATTGCCCGACCATCATTCCTCGGTTTTGATCGGTTGCGGTAACGGTAACGAATCCCTCCCCTGCATCGTTCACGCCCGATATTACGTCAATCGATCGTAGCTCTTGCATTTATTCCTCGCCCCTCTCGTGAGGTTTCGGGGTTTCTCTCATGATTCGGTCAACCCGTTTCATAACCTCTGTCGTTACCGCATGGGCCGATTCACCCTTTAGGGCAGAATTCAAATTCGCTTCGGTTTGTCGCAACCGTTGCCGCAATCCATCTCGCTCTAATTTGACGGCGGCCAATTCCTCGCCCGTTTCCCGAAGCTGTCTCCGCATTCGATCGTTTTCCTCTAGGCGTTGGGCGAGACGATTTGTCACGGTTTCGTACTCCGATTGCAATTGACGCAATTTGACATCGGTCACGCCATGAGAGCTACCGGTGGAAACGATCTCGATTACCCTCGTGAGCAATTCCATTGCTACTTGTGAGGCAATCTCTACTTCGATGACGGGCGAGGAAACATCGGGCGAATCGACCAACTCTGTGAAACCGGGAGTTTGCACATATGGGATGAATCTTTCCGGTGGGTCGATCGGTTGCGGTTTCGCTCCGTTGGTATCAATGGGCGTAGCGGTAAACACTGGCACGGTTGATCCCCCGATATCTAGGCGTAGTTTGCTATACCAAATTTCCGGAAGGGCAACTAGCTCGATGGCGTAACAACGTTTCCCGGTAATGTCTCGCTTAAATGCGGGCTCATTCGTGGGATCTTTCATAAGCATCGTCAGGGCGGTTGGTTGCACGACCGGCGCATCGGGATAGTGCGAGAGCATTCGTTCGAGCAATACCGCCGTTGCTCGCCCCTTTTCTTCGGTTGCGGGCCCGTTCTCCCACAATTC